TTGGTAACAAATCAATTTGATAGGTGTGTCAAACTCATCGAATATAGTAGGTGCTTTACTTGGGCGGTATGTTAACATGAGAGCTCCGCTGCGCTCATCATTGGCCATATACGGAGTTTTATTGGGCTTACCCATATCGGTAACGGGTATAGGAGCGGGAGCAGAAGCTACTCGCTTACGTGGCTGCAACAGAGGTTTGAAAGCCGGAGGTAGTGAGGTTTTCACCCTTCCCCTTTCTGTTTGGCAAGCAGACGAGATACATGAAAATAATCACACGGCACACCTAATATACCCTTTAGATTCAGAATATTATAAGCCATTATAAGAATAGATTTTATCTTGTCATACTGCGTGTAAGGAATACGCAACAGTTCTATGTTATTCTTCTTACAGTACTCATCTTTAATCTTGTCATGTTTTTTTGCTTTTTGAAAGGCTACTTTGGCTTGTGTCTCCGTCATACCACTAAAAACTACCAGCTCAAAATGCTGAGCACCGTCGTATTCAATGCAAAGATTAAACCTAGGCAAGTAAAAATCGAAAGACAAAGGCCTCTGATTCCGACAGTCAGGAAATCTGTATTGTCTTTTATATATAACCTGTAATGTATCAAGGACCCCGATAATTTTTGATTCACCATGAGACAAGCTACAGCCCGGACATCCTTGTCCTCGTAGATGACAATCTGGTGTCTGATAAAAAAGTCCATGTTTGGGGCACGTAATCTCTATTTTAATACGGGCAGTTTTATAGTCAACATTTGCGTAACTATACATATCTCCGTGTATTTCTTTTGCTTTTTCAATAAACTCTCCTTTTGAGGAAACCAGGGCTTTTATGCGACTTTTCATTCCACACTTTGGGCAACCCTGTTCGGTATATCGTTTGTCTAAATGAACACCTGGTAGTTGATGAAAAAGCCCGTGCTCTGGGCATATGATTTTTATTTTGGTATAATAATTAATATAAACTACTTGTGAATAATCATATATATTCCCGTGTAGTTTTTTGGCTTTTTCGATGAACTCTTCTGTTGAAGATCTAAGTATTTCCGAAAGTTTTTCCAGTCCACACTTTGGACAACCCTGTTCGTTTAAATGGGCTCGTGGTTCTTGACAAAAAATTCCGTGTTCCGGGCATATGATTTTCACTTTAGTGTGGTTATTTACATACTTAACCTCGGAATAGCTATACATATCCCCATGCATTTCCTTTGCTTTTTCAATGAATTCTTCTGTTGAAAAAGCTTGAATTTTTGCATTGTTTTCTACCGCACACTTTAAACATCCGTTTCCCCGTAAATGATGCTGGGGTGTTTGCCTAAAACCCCCGTGCTGTGCGCATATGATTTTCACTTTGGTTTTATTGTTTATATATTTAACCTCAGAATAATCATACCTATCTCTATGTATCCTCGTCACTCTTTGTATAAAGTCCTTTGTTGTCTTACTCACTTCTTATCCTTTTCTGCTTCTCTTCCTTTAGCTAGTAAATCGGAAAACCGCCGACGAAGACTAAGCTCTAGCTCGGCCGCCTCCATGCGTAGTCGTTTGTGCTCTTCGATAGATATATGGAGGGTTTTCTCGTGCTTGGATTTCTTCTTCATGCAGTACCTTAGTACCTGAAGGTATCCGAGTCAAGTGAAGAAACAAGAAAAAAATTAAAAAAAGATGTGGCACACGTGTGCCAGGTTAACGGCACTCTTTACTACTAAACTGCGAGGCTATTTTATGAAGGAACATGGTATCCCCGCCAACGGCTATAAAGGTAAATCCTTCCTCGATTGTCTTCTTAATCTGCTCATCTGGATTAACTACGTGAATGCCAGCTGCTATGCCCGTACACTTACAAGCGTCCACAACTCTTTGCCTGGCTTTCAGAATAAGAGGGTGTGTGGTTTGCCCGGGAATCCCATACGAACCACTTAGATCGTACGGGCCAATAAAGACACCATCGACTCCTGACATAGCAATATCATAAACATTGTCTACGGCTTCCCTGCTTTCAATCATCACTACTACACTAATCTCCTCATTGGCCCTATGAAGATAACTATCAAACCCGCCGCCGTAATTATTCATTCTAGCGAAGCAATGACCACGCACTCCCTCGGGAGCGTACCTAGCTGCCTTAATGGCCCGTTCAGCCTCTTCTCTTGTATTAACCAAAGGAACTATTACTCCCCTGGCGCCGGCGTCTAATACTTTTCTAATAGCTAACGTATTATTCTCACTGACCCTGACCAAAGGCACTGCATCTCCCATGGCTCTGAATAAATTAGTCACCTGCTCTAGAGAAATATCTGTGTGTTCTAGATCTATTGCCAGCCAATCATAATAGTTGCACAGTATCTCAGCAACAGCCGGATGACCTATCTGGATCCAGGACCCAATAGTCAGTTGTCGCTTTCGTAAGGCTTCCTTGATATTCATACGACCTGATTAGCTAAAGGCTTCTTTTGTATGAAATCTAGGACAGCTTCGGCCGCGCCGGCTTCCATCGCCAGCCTGCTTTTGAGGGTGCAACTGGCTAGGTGAGGAGTTAAACTAGTATTGGCTAGATCTCGTAATTTGCCTTTATACGGCTCATTGACAAACGTGTCAATAATGCCGAACGCCTCTGTATTTAATGTAAGCCAGTTATAAAGAGCATCTTCATTAATGATATTACCTCTTGACATGTTAATAATAATTGCATCTTTTTTCATTAAACCAAAATCTAACTCATTAATAAACCAATGATTTGCTGCGGTATACGGTATGTGAATTGATATTATATCCGCCTCGCATAAGATCTGTGATTTAGTTCCGGCTTCGCACCTATCTATACCGACAACTCTTTCGGGAATTATGTCATTAATAAATATTCGTCGCGGTTTGAGGCCGATTAGCTTAGACGCAACAAGACGACCAATACGTCCCATTCCAATTATACCTATGTTGCATGATCTTATTTCTCGTCCAATATATCGATTCCATTTACCTATTCGTATATCATTATCTACATCTCTAATATGACGAAGAGCATTAAACATTTGACCCAGAGCTAATTCAGCCACCGCAGAAGAGGGAGCATCGGGAGTATACGCAACTGTGATCCCACGTCTCCGGCATTCCTCTAAATCTAAACCGTCAAGACCTATACCCACACGAGAGATAAGCTGTAGATTGGGAACTAAATCTAAAATTTCTGTGTTTTTATAATCCTCCGTTCCTGCTATAATAATATCGGGCTGTCGTTGTTTAAGTACCTCTATTAACTCTTCTCGGGTATATTTCCGTTTTTTTTGATTGTAACTAACATCCAACCCGCTTAATATTTTTATAGGCTTATCGTTAGGAAATCCAAATGGATACGTCGTAATAGCTACCTTATACATACAATGTACTCCTCACCAGAGGTTCTATATTACTATATTGTGTATACGGAATACGCAATAAACCTATATGACGTGTAAGACAATAAGCTTCTTTTATTTTATCATGCTTTTTTATTTTTTGAAAAGCCTTATTTGCCTTCTTTTTGGACATACGTGTTTTAAAACACACCGGTCTAAAATGTCCTTCGCCGTCGTACTCAATACAAAGATTAAAATCGGGTAAATAAAAATCAAAAGGTAAAGGCTTTGCATTCCGACAATCAGAAAACCTGTATTGTTTTTCATACCGAACCCGTAACTCGTCTAGAACCCTGCTAATCTCTAGTTCGCCTTTAAATTTATTTGCACACAGCGGACAACCCTGGCCCCGCAAATGAGCATTTGGTTCCTGCAAGAAATCACCATGCTCCGAACATATAATTCTTACCTTACTGTGGCCTTTTTGGTATACCACCCCGGAGTAGCTATACTTATTTCCGTGTATCTCCTTCGCCCTTTGCACGAAATCTTCAGTTGTAACTTTTCTACTCATATAAATACCCTATCGGGTACATTATCCTTTATTTACGCCATGTAAAGTATCCAAAGGCTCTTATTAACATTCTAATATACCCTATCGGGTTAGTATCCTAGTTTAAAGATAGCATCAGACAATGCCATCAACTCTTCATCTTCCATGAACACGGCATTGTACATGGGATTAGATTCTACCTTTTTATATCTCCTCAACACAGCCATTTGTTGGGCTTTTCCATCGAACTCGATCCCATCGAAACTACTGCCGGCGCCGTGACTGGTCACTATATTAAGCCCTGTATCGGAAAATTCCAAACCAAAACGCTTAGCAAGTTGTCTCCTATACCTCTTCGACTTGAACCAGTCATTGAAGCTGACGCACAACTTATTGGGCAGATAGTCAGTATATCCAAGATATTCCCTAGCGTGAACCTTCCAGAGACGCACTAGCGTACCTATATTATCTCTGTTAAGATGCTTATG